TTCTTATTCAGGACCGCTTTACTTCACCCACAAACTCATATAAAATAATATCATGCACCAACACATTGTGGGTTACACTCTGATTGATATTTCTGAGACTTCTGCTCTGCAGATGCAGAACTTCAACACTCTGCTACAGACCATTGCACTGAGAGGCAACCCACTCAACATCAAAGTGAGCATGGCAGGCAATCAAGACATGCAAGACTACGACTTCGGTGACGACTTTGGTGGCTATCACAACATATGGGTGATATCATTTGTCACAGAACAGATTGATGTGTTTGGCAATCGTCAAGGACCCTTGGGCGGTTTGGAGGAAGACTGTCATCAAGTGCCTGTGATCACTAACTTGTTAGAATCCGCTATCATCAAACCTTCTGTGTTTGACACCAAGAATGCTAAAACCAAAAACTTATACTTTAACATTCAAGACCTCTGACCACTAAATATAGGGTAGGCACAACATAGGCATTCATAGGCACCCACGGAGCGTGGAAAGGACGCTATGATACGATGGAAAGAACAGCAGTTCAATATGATTCAGAAAAGAAAAGTTTAGAAGCTCACGTAGACCTGTGTGCTGAACGTTACTATCGTCTGGAGCAGAGATTAGAGAACGTGGAGAACGCAGTAACAAGTTTAAAAGACGTGATGGTTGAAGAATCCAAAAAAACTTCAAAAGTCATCATTGGTTCAGCGGCAACAGTGATAGGCGGATTGCTATCCACTGTGGTTGCACTGATCATGATGTTATAAAGTGGAACTCAAATTCAAATATTACTCAATTCAACTCAGTCTAGAAGAAGTTGACATTCTCCACAAACTTGTTGACGATGAGTATCTCAATGAATATTTTGCCATTGATGACTGGGCCGTCATTGACTTATTGTATAAAAAGCATATAATAATACACGACAAAACAAGAGAGAAAAAACCTGAAATACAACCATGGTGCCGATCAATCGTATTGAGAACTTTATCAGAAGAGCCATCTGGCGCATAACTCGTTCAGACAGCATCATCAAATATATCCCAAAATCAATCCACAACGGAGTAGTAGTGGGTGACTGTGCTGTGATTAGGAACAAAAAGCACACCTTTGATGTGTATTCCAAAGACCGCAGACCCATTAAAAAAGACATCTGCAATCACAAGATTGCAATCTGCATGGCCACAGTTATGAATCAATACACAAGCAATCTTGATGCTAGTCTACGCAAACTCAATCAATTGGACAGTGAATATGCATTTGCATTAGGCAATTATCACAACTATAAGCAAAAAATCACTGACAATCACCACATGCAAAAGGATTTAGATCGCTGGGAAGCTCGTGTGATTGAATTGAGTGAAGAAATTCAAACTGTGTTTGAATCCATGACAGTGTGATTTAAACTTATATGACATATAAATACTCGACAAGTTATGAAATTAGATAATATTGATTATTATTCGTCAGACAAACTGTCAAAAATCATAGAAGATCGCTTTGGACAGAGCGTGAAACTTTCAGAAATGTCTGATTCGACCCTTGACCTGTTCAAAGAATCTGTTGCACAAAGCATCAAAACATTTGAACGTTCCATGGGATTCAACACCAACTCACAGAATCCTAAATATCTAGAAAACAAACTGCTGGCAGATGCTATTGTCAAAGAACAAGAAGCCAGAATGAAAGTTTCTCGAGTGCAGGGTGATGAAATTGAATTAACTGATCCCAACAAGCCAGGTGTGAAAACTGTTATCAACAAAAAAGAAGTTGATGTTGATGTTGACGATCAAGGCAATGTCAAAGTTGACACTCAAAACAAAATGAAGGATGTGCAAGACAAAAGCAAATTGAAGCCAGGACAGCAGGTCAGCATGGAAGACATGGACGATGATGTCAAGTCATTCAAAGACTATCTTGATTCCAAAGGCTACAAGATCACTTCAATGGGCGGCAGTGGCAAAGGCATCTCAATTGAATATCAAGACAGAGACGGCAACACCCACACAGTGGATTTCAAACACGGCGGAGTTGCAGAAGAAAAAGGTGATCTTGAAGACACAGTGGCACCAGAATTCAAAAAATTAGTTCACGACATGCAACAGGGCATGAGCAAACAAGAATTGGAAAAGAAGTATCCAAAAAGAAAAGACGAAATTGAACAACTCACAAAAGATTTGGCGGCCATTGCTGAACACATGAGAATGGCTGTACAAGGACAATTGTCAGAAGCATCTTATAGACTAGGCGGCAAAGAACTTGCGGCTCTGAGACTGCTGGTTGGCAACGAAAATTTCACAATGGCAAAAAGAGCATTGGAAATGGCAAAGTCAGGACAGTCTATTCCTGCATCACTCATGAAAGGCTTCATGCCTGTCATTGAAAAACTAGACACATTCATTAAAGGAGGAGCGTCAGCCGTGACTAGATTTAATAACTTACAAAAGGTGGTTGGACGCAATGAGTCCAAGGCCTACGCAGACACATTGAAATCTCTACTTGAGAACGAAATGGAAACATCAGAAATTCTACTTGCTTCACAGGACATTGTGGATCAAATCACAGACATGTATGAAAAGATTGCAGAATTAAAATCATCCACTGTGTTAGAATTAGTAGACAGAATGTCAGATGAGATGGGCCAAGAACAAGCATCATCCTATCAAAATCAAATCAACCCAACACTTGAAGCATTAGAACAAGCTCTAGCAACAGCAAGACAAGGTGCACAAGAGTCAGTGGCAATCGTAAAAGGTGAAGCACCACAACCAATGGCAGGCGATGGCGACATCGACACAGGTGACGATATGGATATCGACACAGGTGATGACATGGGTGGTGACGCAGACATTGAAGGCGGAGACGACTTTGGTGCTTCTGAACCTGCAGCCGGAGGCGAAGAGCCAGCTGGTCGTGCAGAGAGATAATGTTAATTGTTGAAATTGACAATTTCGCACATCATTTAGCAACCATACTGCAATACTTCAAACAAGAAGCAGACTCAAGAAAAGTGGGTGCAGTTGTGCCCATTGATGCACTGTCTGATATGATGTCCAACAAAGGCATCGACATCAATCCCGACATCATAAAATCTTTAATGGATGATCCTGTAATAAAAAATCTTGTGAAGTCATTCGACGGAGAAAAAATCACCATTGACACTGTAGTTGAACCTACAGGCGATAATGCCATGGACATCAACGGATCAGACGAAGTGTCCAAAATGGCAAAAAGAGCATTGCGAAAACGCTCCAAATAGTGTACAATAATTCTAATGATTAGAAAACTTCTACCAGAAGAAGAACACCATTTTGGCAAGGATCCTGTGCGTCCACACATACCTGCATTTTTTAGAGTGACCGAACCCAACGAAACCTATGTGTATTCATTTGAAGACAACATCGATGCTGTGATCTGTGTGGCATATCTTGATGATGTACCAACCAATGAACATGAACTGCACATGGGATGTTGCACCATCGATGCACCTATAGCTACATTTTATACAGTGTGGAGTTATACCAAAGGAGCAGGCACAGAAATTATATTTGCTGTCAAAGAACACATAGAACGTACCAAACCCCATGTGAATAGATTTGTTACTTTGTCGCCTTGTACAGAAATGGCAACTCGTTTTCATCTCAAGAACGGAGCAACACTGTTAAACAAGTATGAGGAGTTTCAAAACTTTGAGTACAAGTGATCCAACACCACCACCGTTTGTTGAACGGTTTGAATATCATAAATTAGAACAAATCAACGAGTCAGGACGCAGAGTGTACCAAACACCCAACGGTGACAGAGTGCCTTCAGTCACAACCATACTTTCCAAAACCAAAGACATGACTCATCTCAATGAATGGAAACAGCGAGTGGGTGAACAAGAAGCACAGAGAATTGTCCGAGAAGCATCAGGCATTGGTTCTGCCATGCACAACAATTTGGAACGGTTTTTATGTGGCGAACAGCGAGTGCCGGGCTCTAATCTTGTGCATCAACAGGCCAACAAGATGGCAGATCAAATCATTCAAAATGCCCTAGTTGATGTGGATGAGGTGTGGGGCATTGAACAAGCACTTTATTTTCCAGGATTGTACTCAGGCACCACAGATTTGGTGGGACACTACAAAGGTCAACCAGCCATCATGGATTTCAAACAAACCAACAAACCCAAAAAGAAAGAATGGGTTGAAGATTACTTTCTACAACTTGTGGCCTATGCAGAAGCACACAACGAAGTCTACGGCACTCAAATACGTGAAGGACACATCTTTATGTGTTCGCGTGATTTGAACTATCAACAGTTTGATCTTGAACCCACACACTATGATTATTGGCTCAACAAGTGGCTAGAGCGTGTGGAACAGTTCTATCGCATTTAAATCTATAAATACAACAAATGGCAATCACACAAATCAGTAGAATACAGCATCGTAGAGGGTTGAAATCAGAGTTGCCGCAATTGGCAGCTGGAGAATTAGGTTGGGCAGTTGATACACAGGAACTGTACATAGGAAACGGCACACTCACAGAAGGTGCACCAGAAATTGGCAACACGAAAATTCTCACAGAAGATGACAATATTCTTTCATCATCCAACACCTACACATTCATAGGCAACACAGTGGCTCCTGTGGTGACAGGCGTGGACAACAATTCGCCTGTGTCCAGAACACTGCAAAACAAGTTGGACGATTTTGCCAATGTAAAAGATTTCGGAGCAGTGGGAGATGGTTCCACTGATGACACGGCAGCTATCAACAGAGCAATAGCAAATCTAATCACAGTAGAAAGCACAGGCAAAGAACGCAGAAAATTATACTTTCCAGGCGGCACCTATTATGTTACTGGCAACACCATCAAGGTGTATCCACACATATCATTGATAGGTGATGGCCCAACATCAACATTCATCAAACAGTATGACGCAACTCAAACTCATCTCATTGAAACAGCAGACACCAATGGCAACACCGGCGCAAACATTGGCAACGACTCTGCCACTGTGCCTCAAGGCATCAGCATGTCAGGCATTTGTTTCAACACACAGTCCAATTCAAATGTTTTTGTAATCAATCAGGCACAAGACATCCATTTTGAAAACTGTCATTTTGTGGGGACTTATACCAATCAAGATTCTACTGCTCCTGACATTCCTGGCAGTGCATTGATCACAATGAACACCACAGCTGCCAACCCAACCAAAAGATTATCATTTCATTCATGCACATTTTCAAATTCAGAATATGCAGTCAACACCAGTGACAACATAGAAGATGTGACATTTATTGCATGTGAATTCAAAAACCTATACAGAGCATTCAACCTAGGCGAGGCATCAGATGGATCAACCACCAACAAAACTGTTGGCCCCACAGGCTTTGTGATATCAGCATGTAGATTTGATGAGATTGACGCAGAAGCAATCAAAATATGGGATGTGGGCGGAACACCGCATGGCAACATTGTGTCTGCATGTTCATTCAGAGACGTGGGAAGATTTTCAGATGATTCATCCGATGTGGCTGTGCTACAATTTGATCATGCCAACAACTTTTCCATTGGCAATTATTTTTATAGAACAGATTTAACATCACCACTAGGCGGTTCAGTGTACAATGAATCTCCCGTGCAACATCCTGTCACACTGGCAGACAATCAGGCAGCGGCATCCAATGTGACTGATCCAATGACTTCTGCGGCAGTGAGATTTGATTTGCAGAGAGAACACAACATCACCATCAATTACATCATCAAAAGAAGTACTGCAAGACGCACAGGCACCATGACCATTTCAGGCACTGGAGCAGGCATCCAACTGTCAGATGACTTCACAGAAAATTCTGCCACAGGCATCACATTCTCTGTGACCACAGCAGGCAATCTACAGTTTACATCAACGTCTACAGGGTCAACAGCAACCTTTAAGTACAAGGTTAATAAATTTATCTAAGCCTAATTATCCACATCGAAATAAAAATAATCGTTTACTAAAGAACCTTTTGGCTCTATACTAATTACATACACCAAAATGAATAATCCAAAAGAAATATTAATAGAAAAAAGAGACGGCACAAAAGAACCGTTGGACGTGAACAAGATGCATTTCGTCGTTGAGCAGGCTTGTGAAGGACTAACAGGTGTGTCTGCTTCACAGATTGAAATGAATTCACACATACAGTTTACCAACGGCATGACATCCAAAGACATCCAGGACATATTAATACGTTCTGCCAACGATTTGATCACACTTGAAAATCCCAACTATCAATTTGCGGCAGCCAGACTGCTGTTGTGGAACATCTACAAAGAAGTGTTTGGGCAATTCCAACCCAAACATTTTGTTAATGTGATAATTCAAAATGTCAAACGTGGCGTGTATGACAAACAAATACTAGACAACTACACCAAAACAGAATTGAAAAAATTAAACACATGGATCAAACATGATAGAGATTTGGATTTTACCTACGCAGGATTGCGTCAAGTGGTAGACAAGTATCTTGTGCAGGACAGATCAACAGGCAGTGTGTATGAAACACCGCAGTTCATGTACATGATGATTGCGGCCACCCTGTTTGCTGACTATCCCAAAGAAACTCGCATGTCATACATCAAAAAATATTATGATGCTATATCAACATTCCAAATCAACATACCAACTCCTGTGATGGGCGGAGTGAGAACTCCAATCAAACAGTTTGCTTCATGTGTGTTGGTGGATGTGGATGACACACTGCCTTCAATTTTTTCCTCTAATTCTGCTGTGGGATATTATATCGCTCAGAGAGCTGGCATTGGATTGAACTTGGGTCGCATCAGAGCAATCAATTCAAAAATCAGAGGTGGCGAAGTTGCACACACTGGTGTTATCCCATTTCTCAAAGTGTTTGAAGCTACTGTGCGTTCATGCACTCAGAATGGCATCAGAGGCGGATCAGCCACAGTGCATTTTCCAATTTGGCATCAAGAGATTGAAGACATTCTTGTACTCAAAAACAACAAAGGCACAGAGGACAACAGAGTGAGAAAGTTGGACTATTCAATTCAAATATCAAAAATATTCTATGAACGAGTTTTACAGGATGGCGAGATAACATTATTTTCTCCACATGATGTGCCAGACTTGTATGAAGCATTTGGTCACAACAACGAAAAGTTTGATCAACTGTATGTAAAATATGAAAACGATCGCAAAACACCCAAAAAGAAAATCAAAGCCATGAATCTATTTTCTGCACTACTGAAAGAGCGAGCAGAAACAGGACGTATCTACATCATGAACATTGACCATGCCAACTCGCATTCATCATTCAAAGATCCAGTTCGCATGTCAAACCTTTGCCAAGAAATTACTCTACCGACTGTGCCTATCCAACACGTTGACGATGACCAAGGAGAAATTGCATTGTGCATTCTGTCAGCAGTCAACGTGGGCACTCTTAAATCTCTAGACGATCTTGAAAACATCTGTGACCTAAGTGTGAGAGCACTTGAACAAATCATTGACTATCAAGGTTATCCTGTCAAGGCAGCAGAAATATCAACCAAAGCAAGACGATCATTGGGCATTGGGTATATCGGACTTGCACATTATCTTGCAAAAAACAAAGTCAAATATGGAGACAAACAAGCGTGGCAACTGGTGCATGATTTAACAGAAACATTTCAATACTACTTGCTCAAAGCATCAAACACACTGGCCAAAGAACGAGGTGCTTGTGATGGATTTGCTCAAACCAAATACGCAGACGGCATACTGCCCATCGACACATACAAAAAAGATGTTGATCAAATTGTTGCAAACAAACTCAACATGGATTGGGAAACATTGAGACAGGACATCAAAACACATGGATTGAGACATTCCACACTGTCGGCACAGATGCCTTCAGAATCTTCTTCTGTGGTATCAAATGCGACCAATGGCATTGAACCACCCAGAGCACATCTATCAACAAAAAAATCAAAGAAAGGTCCACTCAAACAGGTTGTGCCACAATACAATACACTTAAGAATCATTACACATTATTGTGGGACATGCCATCCAATGAAGGATACATCAACATTGTGAGTGTGATGCAAAAGTTTTTTGACCAAGCCATATCAGGCAACTGGTCATACAATCCACTGCACTATGAAAACAATGAAGTGCCCATGTCAGTGATGATCAAAGATCTACTCACAACCTACAAATTGGGTTGGAAAACGTCTTACTATCAAAACACATATGATTACAAAGGCGAAGAAGACACTGTGCAACCACAAGGCATTGAAGACACAGTTCAACAAATGATTGACGAATTGCCTGAACAAGATGACGAAGAACAGTGCGATGCATGTGCAATCTAACATCAAAGACTACTACTATAAAAAACACGATCATTTTTACTGTTGCTATCAAACACCACACAGAAATCTAGGCGAACTATGGCCTTTGTTAGGTGCAATCAAAAAATATATTAAATTTGATACCATTGTGGTGCCTTATGATAAGATAAAGTTTGAATCTACATACAATACATTCACTCTTAATGATCACTTAGAATATGCTAGAAATTCTAAAATGTTTGTGATCATTGATAAAACATCAGAACATGTGCATGACCAAAAAGATTTTGATGAACTTTACAACAATTTGAAAAATTTCAATTTATTAGAAAAATGTGTGGTGTTAGATTGCACAGCAAACGAACATCTTTTTGAAAAATATAATGTACCACATTTTTATTTTCCAGGTTATGTTTGGTGGTATATTTTTAACACAAAAATTCCAAAATATAATGCATCGCCTACCAATCAGTTTTTGTGTCTAAACAATTATCATAAACCACACAGACTTGCTGTCATTATATCATTGCAACAAAAAAACTTGTTGAAAAGAACAGCATGGAGTTACAGAAAACCCATAGATGATTCGTTTGATGACATAGAAAAAATTATGCCTGATTTCAACAAAGAAATGATCACAATGTCAATACCAAAACATCTAGATCAAACCAGTGACAATTTTGTGCAGTCTGCAAACATGGAAACTCTTTATGGTGATGCCATGTCTACTATTGTAACAGAAACTGATTATTTTTTTGAACACACATCATCTGCTACTGAAAAAATTTATAATGCAGTATTTTTTGGTACTGTGCCGATCCAGGTGAGCACTGCAAACAGTCTAAACATATTACGAGAACACAGTATAGATCTATATGATGATTTGATAGACCACTCATACGATGCAGAACCTGATGCATTGAAAAGATTTCAAAAAATTAACCACACAATCGAAATGGTGAGCACATGGCGTCAATATGGTCAAATAAGATCCATACTTGCTCCAAGGATACTTAGAAATCAAATCTTGATCAATGATGCCACTCACTGGATCAATGAAACAGGACACTATGGAGAAAAATTTTTCATTAAGAATAAAATAAGTATTTGACAAAAATTTACAACTAACATATAATAGGACACACAATGAGCAAAACAGTATTCAACAGAAACGAAGTAGATTTTACCAAACAACCCATGTTTTTTGGTGAAGACCAAAACACACAGAGATATGATCAATTCCGTTATCCTGAAATGGACAAACTCAATCAAAGGATGTTAGGATATTTTTGGCGTCCAGAAGAGATTTCACTGCAAAAAGACAGAGCAGATTACCAAACATTTCGTCCTGAACAAAAACATATTTTCACAGCAAATCTAAAATACCAAACACTATTGGATTCTGTGCAAGGCAGAGGACCTTGTCTATCATTCTTACCATACTGTTCATTGCCAGAACTTGAAGGCTGTATCATCACATGGGACTTCATGGAAACCATACACTCACGTTCATACACATACATCATGAAGAATGTGTACGCTGATCCATCCGAAGTGTTTGACACAATTCTCAATGATGACGAAATTGTCAAGCGAGCAATTTCTGTCACAGAAAACTATGATAGATTTTCCGAAATGGCACAAAACTATTTTGTCAAAGGCGAAGGTTCGCTGGATGAAGTTAAAAAACAATTATATCTTGCCATGGTTAATGTTAATATTCTAGAAGGCTTAAGATTCTATGTGTCATTTGCTTGCACATTTGCATTTGGTGAACTCAAGTTGATGGAAGGGTCAGCAAAGATTATTTCTTTCATTGCCAGAGACGAAGCCACACACTTAAATCTTTCAACACAAATTATCAAAAACTGGCACAACAATGACGGTGAAATGAAAAAGATTGCTGAATCATGCAAAGACGATGTTATTAATATGTACAAACTGTGTGTTGAAGAAGAAAAAGCATGGGCCAAACATCTCATGAAAGAAGGCACCATCATTGGACTGAACGAAAACCTATTAGGACAGTATGTTGAATTTGTTGCCAACAAAAGAATGAAAGCAATTGGATTTGATCCGTTGTTTGATCGTCCACTCAATGCAAATCCTTTACCATGGACACAACACTGGTTGTCATCAGCAGGCTTACAAGTGGCTCCGCAGGAAACAGAAGTTGAATCATACATCATCGGTGGTGTCAAACAAGACGTGGACAAAGACACACTGAAAGGATTTACTCTGTAATGTTGATTGATTCGGGATATAAAGCCAACGACATTGTTGCAATGAGAATCACAGGCGGCGATGAAGTGATAGCAAAATTTATATCACAAGATGACAAAACCATAAAAGTGTCGAAGCCTCTGGCACTCACAATGACCCAGCAAGGTATTGGCATGACACAGTATCTCATGATGGCTGACATGACCAAAGAGTTTGTGTTCAACAAATCATCTGTGGTGACCATGCAAAAAGCCAACAAAGCTGCGGCCGACAATTACATTCAAGGCACCACAGGCATACAGCCTGCTTCTGCTGTGCCACCATTAAACACCTAGAAGTAGTTTTCAAATAGTTTATAAATTTTTGGCAAATAGTCTTTCATGCTGATATTTTTGATTTTGTCTTGTAATTTTATTTGATTGATGGTTGTTTGAAACTGTTTGGTGTAATCTTTGCTATCAAAATCTCGCCACGAACATAGATTGTCATCAACAGATTGTTGTTTGATTTGCATTGGTAAAAAGTCGGGACTAAAAAAAATAGGATAATTGACTCTATGGATTGCGTACGGTAGTTTATGATTATTAAAAAATTTTACAGTGGTTTGATGTTCAAACACATTTATATTTGTCAAACAATAACTTACGCCAACTGCAAAATTTTTTTGAAATTCTAACACATTTTTTTCTACCTCATTCCACTGCAATGGCCATCTTTGATATTCAAACATTTGGCCAACACCGTCTATCGACACACTGATTTTTACATTATGTTTT